AATATATAGAAGCATTGGAAGCATCAGGAGCTTCTCAAGCAATTTTACAAAATGTAAGTGATGTGTACTCTAATATGGAAGAATTTGATGGAGGTGGATTTATTACTTTAGACGCATACAGAAGTCTTATGTATAGAATTGGTAAATGGACAGATAGCCAAGAAGCTTTTTATCAAAACCTTGCTGCTCCAGGATATGTATTGAAAGCAGAGGATATGGCAATTATTCCTCCGATTAAACCTCAACTTTTTGGTCCATTTATTGTAGATAACTTAAGACTTATGACATTCCATAAATTTGCGTTATTCCCAATTATTCCAGGTATAACTACAAATACGGCTTTTGATACAATTAATCAAGATATGGTAAATAATAATATTGATTACATGATTTTTGACTCTGCAGCTAAAGTAGGGGGTATAACTGCAAATCTTCAAGGATATGATCCTTTTTATGAAGAAGCGCCAGAAGGTTATAATAAATATAAACCTATGTCTCTTGATAACACTAACACACCATTAGGATTACAAGAATTAAGTTTTTCTGATTTAGGAATACAATTAGAAACAGCTCCAAAAACTTCAGAATACGTTAGAGAAGGATCTCAGTTTCGTTCTTTATTGCTTGTAAATGCATATAATCAAGGAAAACTTGCTGAAGGATATGAAGATTTTGAAGGAGCAATTGATAAATACCATGAAATTAATAATGAGTTAATTGAAAAAGATTTTAAAAATCTCCTTGAAAAACTTAAATTAGTTAAACAAAAAGATGGTAGGTATAAATTAAGTTCTAAAGATGCTAAAGCATTTCAAGAGGCACTTGAAAGAGAATTTAAAAAAAGAGATAATCCTTTACATACTATAGACTCAATTAAGAAATTATTTCAAAGTGATACTAAATTTATAGAGCAATTATTTGAAAAAGATAAGATAGAAAGATTGTTCTATTCTCTTGTAACTAATAATGTAATTAAAAGAAAAATGAAAGGAGGACAGTTTGTATTACAAGCCTCTACAGGATTTGAAAGTACTTTTAAAGCTATTAAGCAAGGTGATTTTGAAAGAGCTGCTTCTTTAGGTGTAGATTTACATGAATCTCAATTAAAACCATTAAAGTTCTATAGAAAAGCAGACCCTAATAATCTTAATTCAGAAACATTAGCTATGCAAGTATATTTACCTAGCAGATTTAAAAATATGCTAGGCATAACTATAGAAGATATAAACGATCGTAGAATAAGTCCTGAAATATTACAACTTATTGGATTTCGTATTCCAACTGAAGGTCTTAATTCTATAGATTTTATTGAAGTAGTAGGATTTTTACCTAAATCATTTGGAGACACTGTAATTGTTCCTTCTGAAATTGTAGGAAAAGCAGGGTCAGATTATGATATTGACAAATTAACTATTTATTTTCCTCATACAGAAATAGGGGAGGATGGGGTTATTAGAAGAGTTGCGTACGATTCAAATAAAACTGTACAAGAACAAAGCAAAGAAGCTTTACAAAATGAATTGCAAAATATTAGTAAAGCTATTCTTAGTCATCCTGTAAGTTTTGAGCAATTAATATCTCCTGTAGGAGCATATCAATTAAAAGACTTAGCTCTTAAAGTAGCAATGAAAAGAAACCCTGAGAATTTTAATCCAGATGGAACTAAAATAAAATTACCTTTAAGTGAAACTCTTAGTTTAGAGAATATGCTTAAAACTTCTTATAGAATGTTTTCAGGATTAGGAGGAATAGGTATTGTAGCTACTAGTTCAACTCAACATGCTAAAGGACAAAGAGCAGGAGTTAATTGGAATTTTGCAGATCACCCTGATATAGTATTTAATTTTGAAGGGCAAGGATTTGGATTATCTAGGGTGTATGATGTAAATAATAAAAATAAAATTAGTAGTACAATAGGACAATATGTAACAGGATATGTAGATGTAACTAAAGAAGATTTTATATTTGATATAAATGGAGGTATTGAGTATGCTCCAATTCACATGTTATTAGTTAGATCTGGAGTGCCTTTAGAAAGTGTAGTTTATTTTATGTCTCAACCTATTATAGATGATTATGTTCAAATGAAGGAAAAATTTCAACCAATGTACGAAAGATTTCCTATAAAAACAAATCAAACCATTGTAGATGAATTATTACTTAAATATAAAACTGACGTAAAAAGTATTCCAGTAACATTCTCAGAAAATAATCTTTTTGATATGATAGGATCTACTTCTTTAAGTCCTATGCAAAAAGCAGCACAAATTAAAATATTAGAAGATTTTTTAAGATATGAAAAATTAGCAAAAGATTTAATGTTATTAAAAGATGCTTCAAGTTTTGATACAGCAGAATTATCTGGAAGTATAGATATAAGATATGCCAAACAAGCTCTTAGTAGATTACAACAAACTGGTAAATTTATAAATTTAGATGAATTATTACTTGGTAATGTAGAAGGAGCCTCTACAGTAGCTTCTTATGTAAAATTAATGTCTGAGGTAGACGGACTGTTTGCTGACTTTAAATTAGGGGAGTATATACTTGATGCTAAAACATTTGTTGATGGCAAACTTTTTGAAGCAACTGATCCAGAATTAAAGTTTTATAAAGATAACGTTATTTATAAAATGTCTAAATTTGAAAACTTTTTAGCTTCTACAGTAATTCAAAATACTACTTGGGAATATGAAAAATTAAGTGACAGAGCTTCTGATTTATTTAAAGGGTCTAATAGCTTGCCTAGAAGAATTAGTGCTTTAAAAACTGATCCAGCATATAGAGACAATTTATTAATTCAAGAGCTCTTACCTATTTTTCAAGTTTACACTGAAAATAGTCCTGAACAAACAGTAGATACTATGAAATTGTTTAGTAAAGGTTTACAACCTTATGATATAGATATTCTTGCAGATTCTTTTATGGAAATAAAAGAAATTAATCCTGAATTAGCAAAAGATTTAATTATCTTTAGCGCCTTACAATCTGGACTTAATTATTCTCCAAATTCGTTCTTTCAAATAATACCAGGAGTAGAAGTTTTAGATGTAATGGCTAAATATTTTAAACAAAATAATCATATAAATAGAACAAGTAATTTAATTAAAAATGATAATATGGATGAATTATGGACAGATTTTCATCAAAATTATACAGATAATAGTCAAATAGTTCCTAATGTATATAGAAAAACAATAGAGAATTTTTATAAATTAAAACGAAATGATGAGTTTGTGAGTGTAACTAGTAAAACAGGAGAAGTGCAAGTTGGGAGTATTACTAAAAATGTTTATGCAACTAATTTATATAAACGCTTTGGAAAAACTGAAGATGGAAAAACTAATTATAAACAAATACTTAAAAAAGGTGTTCCATTTCATTTAATAGAAGCTACTGGTCCTAATACTCTTTCTATAGTTAATAATAATTATTCTATTGAAAAGATAAATAGCTATTCAGAGCAAAAAAGTCCTGAAGTAACTACTTCAATGCTTACAGTACATAGAAATATAGACGGTGAAATTACTAAAGTACTTTCTAATAAAGAATGTTAAATAAAATTAAATATGGGGTGTGAAATACGAAGAGATAGTAAGAATAACATAACTAAAGTTATAGCTGAAAATGGTAGAGAATCTATACTATTTAATGAGATAGTAAATTTAGGATATGATAAAGAATCAGCTTTAAAAAAATGGGCTCTTGTTTATACCCCTACTTTTAAAGAATGGTTTGGTAAGGGCAGTGTGGACGCAAATAGTGAACCTAAAATTTTTAATTTACCTACTACTCAATCATCTACTAGTGTTAAACCAGGTGTATCAGAATTATTTGAATCTAATCCTGAATTAGCTAAGCTAGGAACACAAGAACAATATTCTCAATATTTAGATACTGTATTTCCTGATAGTAAAGTAAAAGATATTGTTTATCACAGTACTGATAAAAAGTTTGATAAATTTAATCCAAATGAAGATTTAAGTAAGCAAGGTAAAATATTTTTTGGATTTAATGGTTATCCTGGTATAAAAGGTACAATGCCTATACAAATATCAGCAATAGTTAATCTAATAAATCCAGCAGATTTTAGCGATGGGAAAAAAGTTACAAAAGAAGAAGTAGAAAATTCAGATGGTACTTTAGAAAAAGATTCTAAAGAATACTATCAAAGTCTATCTGAAGAAGAGCAAAATATGGTTGTTGCAGAGCTTACTGTTAAATCACCAGAACAAATCCACATCCTAGGTTCTGAACAAGATATAGAAGGATTTAAAGAGTTTGTTACTCAACCATCTACTCAACTATCTACAAGCAATAATAATCAATTAGATTTATTTGAAACCAGTCAAGCACCTTTACAGCCTCCTATATTTATAGCTGAAGATGGTAGTACTAAGCATGCTACAGAAAATTTAGGTTCATTTAAATCTAAAAAAGACCCATCTCCATTATTAAACAAAATTAAACAAAGATTTAGGTTAGTTCACCCAAATGGAAATGTAAGAAATATATCTTATAATGAAAATCCTGAACGTATTGCTGAAAAAATAGAGAAAGAATACCCAGGTGTAACAGCTTATGTTGTACAAGATGTTGGGGGAGATTATATTAGTTTAGGAGTTTCTCCACATTTAAACGTAGATAATATCTACCATCAAGTTGAATCTGATATGTTAGCAGATAGAGATAAAGAGATAGATTTAGCTATGGCGCATTTTTTAAAATCTATTGGTGTAAGAATTAAAGGGGTAGATAATATTAGAGATAAGAATGGAAAAATAATATCAGCAACAGCTAAAGCTGATATGGTTAATAAAATAGTTGAATATACAAAAGGAAAAATTAAACTGGATACTCTCCCAGAAGAGGCAGCGCATTTCATGGTTGAATTATTAGAGGCTCAAAAAAGCCCTTTATTTACAGCTATGATGAATAACATTACAGGATTTCAAGTATATAAAGATGTTTTAGATAATCCTATTTACCAAGAATTATATAAAGGAGATTTAAATAAACTTAAAAAAGAAGCTATAGGTAAGCTTATAGCTAAACATATAATAAATGATATAAAAGGAGACAATGCGGCTCAAATACAAAGATTGGCAGGATGGTGGCAGAGAGTAAAAGAATTTCTTATGAATCTTTTTGGCCAAACAATTACTAACCCATACGCACGTGCTGCTCAAATTATGTTAAATGACACAGTAAATGATTATGTCAATGTTAAAAGCAAGCTAGGAAGTATTACAGGTGAATATTTTCAAGCAGAGCAAAATGATAATACTCATGATCTTGTAGGAAGCACTATAGCAAAATTTGATAAAGAAAATGAAAGTTGGGAAATTTCAAGAGTAGCTTTAGAAAAAGCTGGTTTAAAACAACCATGGTTTGTTGAAGAAGGAAATGAAACAGAAAGATATGTAGGAAAAGTAGGGGGCCCATATGCAGGACAAATCATTAGAGGTAGGGTATCGGACTCTGTTAAAGAATACTTCTGGAAAATAAATAGAGGGAAGATTATGGATCTTAGCGGTAAAGAAGCTCAATTACGTTTAAATAATAATCAAATTCGTAAATCAACAGGAACTATGGGGCACGCTGTTCTTGCAGGGCTTATTGATTTACACGCTAATAAGAAAGGGGATAGAAACACAATTCTTAAGAATTCTTTATTTACAAGCTCTGAATTTCAAGTTTTAGAGCAGGGAATACTAGATCTTATAAAGAAAGTTAAAGCAGAACAAAAATTAATTGATCCAGAAGGAAAAGTAATTTTTAGAACTGAGCAAATGATTACTAATAGAGATAGAAGTATAGGAGGATCAATTGATTTAATAGCAGTATTTAGTGATAACTCAGCATCTATATTTGATTTTAAATTTGTTTCTCCTGCTAAAGCTTATTTAAATTCAGGTAACAAAATAATAGAAGACCCTTTTAACGTTAAAATTCCAACTTATGATTTACAATTATCTGCATATAAGTCTCAACTAAAAGAAAATTATGGGATTAGTACAATTAGACAATCTAGAATTGTTCCTATACATATTAGATTTAAAACAGAAAAAGGAGGTGAATTAAAGAACGCAATTACTTTAGTTGAAATGGGTACAAAATATAGTGAATTCTTAGAACAAATACCAGTAGCAGGAGAATTAACTAGATTTGAAGATTTAAATGAAATTATTAGACAATTATTAGCTAGAAAACAGATTGTTGATAAGCAATTACAAACAAAAAATTATATAGGAGGAGCATCATTTGAATCTCTTAAATTACAACAATCTAGAATTACTTCACAATTAAGGAAATTACAAATAGATCAAGATTTAGCTTATGTTGTAAAAGCTTTAAAAAATGATTTAGACCTGATTGAAAAGAGGTTAGGTCAAGATAATCCAACTGACCCTGAATATTTATCAGATGAGGATTTAAATGTTTTATTAGAAGACCTTTTGTTTTATAGATCATTAGTTAGCTTAAGTAAATTTCTTGAAACTATGGATCCAATAGCAAAAGATGAATACGAAAAAGAACAAAAAGCTGTTGCTGGAATAATTTTAACATCAATCTCAGCTGTTCAAGGAGCAATGATTCAGCGAGTAACAGATAAAGCTGATGCTAGAGGTGTAAGAGGAATTAAAGATTTTAATTTAGATCTTAGTTGGATGACAGAGAATTTTGTTAATTTATCTAAACAAACCAACCCATTTTTAAGGAACTTATGGGAAATAATGAATAAATTAAATTATAACAAAAGAAGAATAGTAAAACAGAAAGCAGAAGAAATACAAATTGCTCAAGATGCGTTTTTAAAAGGAAGAGGTATTGCAGCTTTTGATATTCTTCTTGATAAAAAAGGTAATTTTAAAGCTAAATTTACTCCTGAGTATTACCAGCAAAAGAACAATGCAATCCAATCAGGGGATTTTAATTGGTTTGACATAAAAAATGGCAATGTACAGATTGATAAAGAGTACTATGAACTGAAATATAAACTTTTTAGGGACGGAAAAATAAAAGCTTTAAAAGCGAACTCTAAAAATACAGAACAGACTATAAAAAGAGAACTATTAAAATGGGAGTTGGCGCATGATGTTAAAAATCACCCTAAGACTGCTTCTATTAGTAAAGGAGGTCAATATTTTTTAAGGCCAACTGATAAATGGATTAGTTCTGAATATAATGCAATACAAAATGATCCTGGAGCTAAAGCATTCTATGATTTATACATGCAAACTGTTAGAGAAGTAGAAGAAATGTATGGGCAAAGATTAGGACCTAACTTTACTGCGGATGTTAGAAAAACAGCAATTGAATCATTATTTGTAAATGGAAGTGTTACAGAAGTTATAGATTCTACTGTAGAAAATTTACAAGTAAGAGAAGATGATAAAGGTTTTGGTGTAATAGATCCAAATACTGGAAAACAATTACCAGAAATACCTAAATTATATATTACAGCTCTTCGAGATACAAATGGTAATATAGATACATCTTTAAAAAGTAGAGATTTAGGAAAAGGTTTATTATTATTATTTGATGCTGCTTTAGATTACCAATTAAAACATGATGTTCTTCCTGAAATTCAAATGATGGAAGCTATTTTAAAAACTGACTCTATTAAAGTACAACGTACAGATATGTTTGGGGATATGCTGCAAGATGCAGGGATTATGGATACACAACAACCTCAAGGATTATATAAAGCTTATCAAATGTTTGTAAATGGATATATTTACGGGCAATCAACTGCTACAAGTAAAGATACACAAATAGGCAAATTTAGTGGAACTAAAACAGTTTTAGCTCTTAAGCAAGTACAGTCAATTAATGTATTAGGAGGAAGACTTCCTGTTGCTCTAGGCGCTTTCTTTGCAGGTATGCTAGGTACGTATTATGAATCAGCTAAAGGAACATTTATAACTAATAAAAATTTACGAACTGCTCAATTAGCTTTACTTACAGCTGATCCTAAAATGAGAGCTTTAGTAGAACATTTAGATTTTTATCAAAAAGATGATGGTGAGTCACGAGCAAACAGATTATCAGCTCAATATGTAACAAGACATATGACTAATGATAAATGGTTTGCTTTTTTATCTACGGCTGATAGAGGTATTGACGCTACTGTATTATATGCATTAGCTTTAAACTTTGGAGTAGATTCACAAGGAAAGATAAAAAGATTAGCATTATTACCTAAAGATTCAAAAAATCTTATAGAATTAATGACTTTTACAGAAAATCCTGCTTGGGAAGCAACGGCAATTAATGCATCAAATAAAGCAGTAGATAGATATAAAGTTGAAATTAAAGGGTTATCTGAAGAAAGTGAATTAAAGTTTCGTACTATTGGGAGAGAAATTTCTGGGAAAATAAAAGGGCACATGTCTTCAGAAGATGTATCATTATATAATCAAAATTTCTATATGAAATTGCTTATGCATTATAAATCTTGGCTTCCTGGAGTTGCTATGGCTAGATTTGGAAAACAAAAATATAATAATATATTAGAAACATTTGATGAAGGTACTTGGGCAAGCTATTGGCATAATACTGATATGGCAGAAACTCATACAGCTAGACAAGCTTTAGACACAGAAATTCATGCATTAGAATATTTTAAAAGTTTTTTATGGGATGGAGTAAACACTTTAACTGATGCAGTTACTTTTGGGTATCTAAATAGAACTTCAATAAAAGAAGAATTAGCAAGAGCTAGATTTGATGTTTGGGCCGCTAATAATGCAAATAATCCTGATTTCAAAGATAAACTTAAAAATCCAGCTCAGAGAGAAGAATTATTTAAGGAGTTTATAGAAATGAAAAAAGGAAATATTAGAGCATTTTTAGTAGAACTTAGAATAAGTCTAGGTTTAATGTTATTATTAATGTCACTTGGTGGAGACGATGATGATGATGGAACAAGAGATATTAGACAATCTTATACATCCAGAAAATTACATAATGTTTTAAATAGAATATATAGAGAGCAAGCAGTATTTACTAATCCTGCTAGCTTTTTTGAATCAGGAAGATCAACTGCAATACCATTACTTGGACTTATAACAGACGCAATTAAATTAGTTGGAAATACTATAGATGAAATAGGAGATGATTTATCTGGAACTGCCCCTTATTCTGAAAGAGACAAAGCAGAAAGATTTTATTATACCTTTAAAATTTTTCCAGGAATAAATGCACTTACTAAAGCTGTTGAGTATTTCCCAACTCAAAAGAATGAAGAATACTAAAATAAAAAAGGGGAGCCGTTAGGCCCCCCTTTGTTTTACATAGACATTTTAAGCAGTAATAAATATCCAATCAAATCATTAACTGTGTCTTCAGTTGCGTCATTAATTCCTTTATTTTTTATTCTAGCTAATTTGTCATCTATTCTAGCACATATAGCTTCACTTGCATTTAATTTACTAAATACATTAGTAGGATTAAGCGCAGTGTTACCATAATCTTTATTTTTACTTATTAATAACTCTGTTATTTCACGAGTTATAGTAAGTAATTTTATTCCAAATGTATCTACATCGTAATCAGACCCTAATTTTAGATCTACTTTAGGTATTAACATTTTTGGATTTATAGGATGAGTCGCGTCTGCAACCCATCCGTTTCTTCCTTTCTCCCAATAATGATCATTATGAAGAGATTTATTTTTGTTACATCCACATTCTTTTTTTATCATAAGTAATAGTTTAAATTTAATATTTCATTTTTCATATCTATAATACTAAGCAATTCTGAGTTTTCAGGCAATTCACAATCAAATTTTTCTTCTAATTCTAATTTTCTATCAAATGATTTAAATAAGATTTTAGATAAAGCTGAATCTGCTCCTAATTTATGAAATTGGAGTACTTGTAATTTATATGCATCAGTTAATTTTGAATATTTACCTGCTTTAAAAAGTTTAAAATTTCTTTTATGTTTTTCTGGGATGTCAAATATATATACAACATGGTATGAATCTGGGTTAAAAGATTTAATAAATGTAGGAAATTTTGTTAAAGCTATATCAAATTTTGCAAATAATGCGTCTTCAGACCATTTGTAGAGCAGAACTAAAGTATCAATTGAATCAGAATATCCTATAAAAGCATTTACTAAGTGAGAATCATATAAAAATAAATTTTTATCTCCACTTAACATAGGTAAAACAAAAATAGAAGATTTTGTTCTTTCTGCTACTTTTACATAATAAGTAAGAATTTTATTTTCTTCAACTTTAGTAATGATATTTACTTTGTAAGGATCACCTTTAATCTTTAAAGTATCTCCTACAGTTATAAAATTATTTTCAGGCATAGCTAATGAAACTATTGTATCTTTATCGTATTGAGGAATAATACTTGGTGTTCCTCCAGATAAAATAAAATATAAAGGGTTTTTTGGATTAAATATAATTTCTTTACATTTTACACCCATTCGTCTTCATTTATTTGATTAATATCATATGTAATTAACGCATCAAGCTCTATTCCTACTTCTCTTAAAACATCTTCTTTAGATTTTAGAATATAAATAAGTTTAAATGTTTCAACAAATTTACTAATTCCTTCAGACATACCAAATATTTCTATGTATTTATTTAAAGTAAACGTAGGCATGTCATTTCTATTTAAATCTTTTAAAAATATATCTGCTCCTTTAGGTCCAACCTTAGGTAATCCTGGGATTCCATCTGTTGAATCTCCCATTAAAACTTGTTTCCATAAAAATGTACTTGCTTCTATTTCATCTACTATAACTGTTTCTGCTTTCCCGTAATTATAATGTATA